GGTTGAGATACCGTTAGCGTGTGCCCTAAATGAAGGCCTTTAAAGAGGGGACTGCCCTTGTAAGCTAGCCACTATCTCCTATCCGCCAATCCTTACCACTACGTTACAATTCTTTTTGTTCATGAAGAACTCAAATCGCACGTCAGAGGCTCGGTTAACAGGTAATACTCGTTGGATCTTGAAGCGAGAGCTTCGGATCTTCATGATGTTACCAGTCTGGCTAATGGGACTGCGGCGACTTTGGGGGACATGCTTCCAACCCTTGCACGATCAGGTCCTAAAACTTTGGAAGACTAATGGGAGCCTTTGGCTCACCCAGTATCTTGCCCAGGTTTGTCGGATCATTGTGCTGTGGGTTGGGAACGAACCGTATGGGGGTACGACTGCCTCTGTACGGGTTCGAGTGACCCGCTCAGGTCTACCGATATTACTCCCAAGAGCATTACGTAATATCTTCCACCTCTTACGAGGCGAAGAACATGCGTATGCTCTCCGAGTAATTCGTGTGACTCTCAGCGTTCTCTCTGTCTATCGGGTAGTTGGCTGCGCACCTATTCTGAAGTTAGAGACTATCACGTCTCCTTTCTCCGGATTAGGTGCTACACTTACCGCGTGGGAAGTGAGTCAGGCTATCGGGTTCCTACCAAAAGCACTCGTTATTGGACGTGTTTCTTGGACTTATTTGTCCGAGAGCGCCGGTCCGAATTTCAGACGATCGACCTGGTCTTGTGGACTAGATGCCTTAGCTTTCCTTCGTGATCCACTTGTGTGGTATCACTGGTTAGCTGTGGCAATCTCCCAAAGAGCATGGGTACTCATCATCTGGAACTTTATCACGGTGTTTGGAACTCTCCCTCTAGTTCCTTTATTACTGATGAAAGGGAAATACCCTAAGTTCCTGGGCCGTCTCGTTAAGCTATTCGAAGCTCGGGGCAAAGTGCGGGTTGTCGCGATTACAGATTGGTGGACTCAGGTTCTCCTGAAACCCCTCCATGATGGAATCTTTGACATCTTACGCTCTATTCCTGAGGATGGAACCTTCAATCAAGAAGGTCCTGTCCTCCGCTTATTAGCTTACGTTCGTGCTTCGGGAGCTCCAGTGTACTCCTATGATCTCTCAGCAGCAACA